CGCAGAGCGGAGGTTCGCAGAGCGGAGGTTCGCAGAGCGGAGGTCCGCAGAGCTGAGGTTCGCAGAGCTGAGGTTCGCAGAGCGGAGGTTCGCAGAGCTGAGGTTCGCATAGCGGAGGTTCGCAGAGCGGAGGTCCGCAGAGCGGAGGTTCGCAGAGCGGAGGTCCGCAGAGCTGAGGTCCGCCTTCGCTTTTATTGCCGCTTCGACAGCCAATTTCCATGTGTCAGTTTCGATACTAAAGATCAATTCCCCCGAAAAGCAATTCTTAATCTCGAATTTCATTCCTCTCGCCTCCATCTACAACCACTATACGTTTAGTGCGCGGGGATGTCAAGAGTTATTTTGAAGAAAGTGTAAGTGGTGTGGAATCAGAAGCCTAGCACCTCTTGCGACAAGCGCTTCGCGGCGATTTCGCAGTATTTCTCTTCGATTTCGATGCCGATGGCGCGACGGCCTAGGTCTTTGGCTGCGCGGAGCGTGGTGCCGCTGCCCATGAAGGGGTCGAGAATTAGATCTCTCCCAAAACTACTATTGCGCATTATGCGCTTACACAATCCAACGGGTTTTTGTGTAGGGTGAAAATCATTGCTTACTTCTCTATCAAAATCCCATACGGTAACTTCATTTGTGGGTCCAAACCAGCGCGGAGAATTTTTCTTATGATGACAATACAGAAAAGGTTCATGCTTCTGTTTGTATTGCGCCGACAAAGCCCCAAATTGAGCCATTTGCTTATTCCAGATCAATGTGTTTCGTACCTCAAATCCTGCGGCGAGCACTGCGGCGAGCACTGCGGCGTCTCCATCGGCATAGAAAATATAAAGAGCAGCGTCGAATTTGCATTTAGCTTGCAATAATTTTAGTACTGGCGCATAGAGGAGTGGATTTTTATCTCCAGCTAACTTCTCGCGTTTTACAGTTCCGCCATCATAATCCACGCCATATGGAGGATCGGTCAGTATTAAATCGACAGGATCTAATTCCGGCAGCACTTCCCTGCAATCCCCGTGGTAGATCGCGATTCCCGCATGCGAGTAGTAGGGCTTCATTTTACCTCCCTGTAATGATGCTTGTATTCTTCGTAGATGTTCAAGATCTTGTCGATATCATCTTGAAAGAAATGATATCGAGGATCGTTATCTACATTCCGAATCATTGTGCGAATATAGAACCGCTCAGGCTTTGTCATGTAACGTGCCGCCATATCTTCCATGAAAAACAATTGCGAAACAAATTGCTCCCTTGTCATTTTCATATAATCGTCTCCTGTTCTTCTGCGCGCAGGCCGATGCCGCGCCACCAGCGCACGTTGCGGCCTCCGCGATAGTCCTCGAATCCTTGGTCCTTGATGTAGCTACCAAGCGAGTGCTTCGTCATGGGATGCTTGAAGCCGTTCTTCTTGCACCATTCGACGTAGTTCACGTACAGCGCGGGATGCTGCACTTTCGCATCTGCATGCTTGATGCAACACTCTTCGAGCCAACAGCCTGGAATATCCATCGTCTCGTGCAGCGTGTCGCCGGCTTGCACAACCTTGGTTGGCGGAGCGAGTCCTTCTTTCAACCATTCGATACAGCCTGTCACGCTACGCGCCAATATTCCAGGCAGCTCAGCATTGAGTTTGTACACAAGTTTTGGGTCGATCTCGTTCTCTGTGAATCGGCGCTCGAATGGAATGTAGTGCAGCCGGTCCCACAGCGCGTGGCTTGACTCGGCAATCTTCGGCGTGTGATTCGTAACGAGGAACAATTTGAACGTAGGCTTAAAGCTGAAGTTCGTGCCGTACAGGAACCGCGCCACGACCTTATCGCCGCCCGATAGAGTCTTGATTAGCGCTACATCGAGCGTCTTCGACTCATCCGCTTCTTGCGCCACAACGAGTCTCGCGCCGGCCAGGATCGCTAGATCGTCGCGCGGATCGTTGCGCGTCTGATACTTCTGCAAGAACGTCTCAAAGCGCGCCGGCTGCGAGTACGCTCCAAGCATCGACTGCATCACTTCAACGAGCGTAGATTTACCGTTACGTCCATTGCCGTGCATCATGAAGAATGCCCGCTCGCTCGTGTCTCCCGTGAGTGTGTACCCGAGCACACGCCATAAGTAGCTCACCATTTCTTCGTTCTCGTTCATGATCTCATAGAGGAATCGCTCAAAGCGCGGGCACTGCGCCGATGGATCGTAAGCGATGTGCAGACCGCGCGTGATGCGATCTTCGCGCAAGCCTGGGCGTAACTCACCTGTTCGTAAGTCTATGATTCCATTGCTACATGCTAGAAGTAGAGGCTGCGTGTCGAACAGCTCTGCGGGCTGCGCAAGCATGTCGCGCACAAGTCTTTCAATCGCGCTGCGTTGTGGGGCGTTGCCGCTTTTCACTGCCCAGATGAATTCCTGCTTCGCCTTCTCTTCATTGGACTTGATTAGATCAGCGGCGCGCCGCGCGCGCTCCTCTTCCACGCGTCGCGTCGCTTGCCGCACTTCGCCGTCCGCGTCGCGGAGCCAGTGCACGCCGTTCCATTTCAGCCAGGTCTTCCATTCTTCGATGCGTATATACTCGCCGTCAATCATTCCTCGAAACAGGTCCGCGTTCGCCGTGTCGTTACGCAACAGCTCATCTACATCAGGATCGAAGAAGTTCTTCGTTTGCGCGATTGCATGCTTGATCTCGCGCTTGCCCCATGTTGAACCTGTATGCCGCGCATCCCATTTTGCGCGCATGAGCTTCGATTTGCGAAAGAGACGATCTATGCGTTCTTCGTCGCCGCGCGTCCAGTATGCAAGAATGCACAGTAATGCTTGAGTAGCCTCAGATTCGCTTGGATACTCGGTTTTGTACGATGCCGTCCACAGCATCCCGAATTTTTCGCCGTTCTTTGCGTGCAGTGCTCGCTCAAGCAAATCTTCGTCTTTGATAGCTTGCACGCGCTTTAGTTTTTCTTCATCGAGCGTGGGTACGGTTTTGCTTTCCTCTTCGCGCTTGTCACCAAATGCCAGATCGTAGACTTCGGATAATTGGCGCTGACGCTCTTCGATCTCATATCGCTCGCCAACAACTTCGCCCGTCATTGTGAAGTATCGTTTTTCGGAGTACATTTCGATCTTGTTACGCCGGCGCACGGCTCCAGGTAGTTGCGCGTTCACGATGATCTTGACGCCTGTTCCACTGGGAGAGACCTCGGTATAGGAATCTAATTTGTCAATCAATTCTTGCGCCCAAATTCCTATCGTCCCAGTCTTCGAATCTCGGCAATCGTCGATGTCAATTCCGGTGTATGGATCGTTCTCGGTGAAGACGAAACCTATGCCCATGAGACGTGAATTTTTCGATGTCGCAAGGATCGCTTCGACGCAAGAACTCCAGGTTTCGGGATTCGTCGTGCTCGCTGCGCCCAGCGTTTTGGGGTCTACTGGGACCTTTGTCGCGCGTCCTTCATCGCGTGTTTCGAGCCTCCAACAGACCCATTGGCGCAAATCCTTAAGCTCGCTCGGGATGTGCTCAATGAGGTTAACTTGCACACGCTTATAGGACTTAGATGCATTGGACACGAATTCCCCTGTCTGTTAAAATACTAAAAGTCAATTCGATTTTCGTAACTTTTACTATAGCACTCTCATGAGAGTAAGTTCTAAAAAATGAATTCTAATTTAACCATATAACACTGTCAAGCCCAAAGCGAAATTTTTCTTGCTTCGCCGCTCTGTTTACGCGTATTGTGCATTCATGCCACGCATCCACAGCACGGCGGCTCAAAACGTGAATACCCCCACGTCCGCTAGCTTCTGCGTGTGCCCTGACAACGCGAGGCTCGTAACGCGCTGGCGCAACGGTGCGACGGTGTGCATCTCGGATCGAGATGACAAGAGCCTCGCGCACTATTTCTTACTTTAGGAAAACTCGATTATGTTTCATGGTCCAGGTCCAGGCCGTCCGAAAGGTTTGAAGAATAAAGCGACGCGCGACGTTCAAGCGCTCGTTGATCGCGTATTTCTTGCGCTGGGCGGCGAAGAGGAAATTGTAAAACAATTCCTACGCAGCGAGAACGAAGAAATTCGCATGAAAATGTTCATGCGACTTCAGGAATATCGCTACGGCAAGCCGCGCGAATCACTCGATGCAACTGTCACGATCAATGACAATCTTGCGGAGCGTGTAGTCGCTGCATCGCGTCTCGTTGAGAGTCGCACTGAGGAATACGTACAGTGAGCGCAGCGGCTACGCTCGATTTGCAGCAACAAATCCTCGAAACACTCGTCAGCTACAAACACGACCCGTTGCGTTTCTCATTGTACGCATATCCGTGGAAGCAGCCAGGCGACCTCGTGCGATTCAATGGGCCTTATAAGTGGCAAACGGAAGTCTTCATGCTAATCGGCAAGCACCTCAAGAATCCAGCAACGCGCTATACTCCGCTTCGTATCGCAATCGCTTCAGGGAATGGAATCGGCAAATCGGCATTCATCTCAATGCTTGACAACTGGGCCATGTCCACCTGTGCCGATTGCAAGGTGATCGTTACTGCCGGCACCGGAGCGCAGCTCAAAACAAAAACACATCCAGAGATTGCGAAGTGGTATCGCCTGTCGATCAATTCGGACTGGTTCGATGTGAAGGCGCAGTCGATTACCGCAAAAGATCCAAAGCACGCGAATGAGTGGCGCACAGACTTGCTGCCCTGGGATGCGCAGAATCCTGACGCGTTCAGCGGACTGCATAATGTGAACAAGCGTATCGTCGTGATTTACGACGAAGCGAGCGCAATTGATCCTGTGATTTGGGATAGAACGAGTGGAGCGCTGACCGATGAAGCGACGGAAATTATTTGGATCGTTCTCGGTAATCCCACTTCAAATCAGGGTCGTTTTGCCGAGTGCTTTGGCTCGGATAAATATCGCTGGAGGACTTATCAGATCGACTCTCGAACAGTCGAGGGCACAAACAAAGAAGAATTAGCGCAAGAGGTGGAAAAATATGGCGAGGATAGTGACTATATCCGATGGCGTATCCGAGGTGAGTTTCCTCGCGCAGGATCAAGCCAATTCATCTCTGGTGCTCTGGTCGCCGCTGCGCGAAATTACAAGTCCAGAGGACATGAAGTTATGCCACGTGTACTTTCTTGCGATGTTGCTCGATTCGGAGACGATCAAACCGTCGTAGGATTACGCCAGGGGCGTAAGTTTGAAGTGCTTGGAAAGTATCGCGGCAAGGACACGGCGCAGACTGCCGATCTTCTCGTTACGTTCATCGTAAAGTTTGATCCCGAAGCGATTGTCATTGACGGTGACGGAATTGGCGGCGGCGTGATCGACTCATTGCGCGCGCTTGGTTACAAGCAGCCGCGATACAATCTGTTTGAGTTTCACGGCGGCGCAGAACCGGAAGATGGAAATCAATTCTTCAACAAGCGTGCCGAGGTGTGGGGCTGGATGAAAGCATGGCTTGAGAATGGCGCTGAATTGCCGAATGATCCAGAGCTTGATCGGCAGCTTACCGGCCCGGAGTTCTTTATTGCGCGCGGAAAGACGCATCATGGGAGCATTGCGCTGGAGCACAAAGACGACATGAAGAAACGCGGACTAGAATCGCCCGACTGTGCGGACTGTTTGGCGATGTCGTTTGGCGTAAAGGTTGCGCCAAGAATCAAGCAGCCGTACGTCGCGCCGCGCCAGGTGACGAGTTGGTCATGAGTCAGAAATACAAAAAGACGCCACGGCTTGATACACGCGACGAAAACTATCGCAGTGTGCTGCTGCAATCCGCGAAGATCGTGAACCTGCATGAGTACGGCGTTACGATTCCAAACCTGGCGAAGCGATACGCGACGAGCATCAAAACGATCCAAACTATCTTGCGTGAGAGCCGATGAAGTATGTAGTCTTAGCGTTGTGCTTAGTATCCGCGAGCTATCTCGCAGCGCAGGACGGCGGGCGCGGCGCGGATGGCCACTATCACGATCCAACGACCGGCGCGGCGCAACCCGATATGTGCGACAACGGATTCAAGAATACGCACCCATGCAAATGCAGCCGCACGACGGAGTGCGATCCGCATCACATGAAAGATCATCCGAGCGACATTTGTCAAACGTATTGCCGCACCGATGCATGTCGGTGCGTAACGACGTGCGGGAGCTAGCGAATGGCTGCGATTAAGGGATTCAAGGCTGCGCATAAGGCAACAGTGGATCTCGGCAAGAAAGGCTCATTCAGTTTGCACAAAGGCGCGCTTCATCGCGCGCTCGGCGTTCCCGAAGGCGAGAAGATTCCGGCAAGCAAGATGGCGCAAGCGAAGAAATCCAAGAGCCAGCACGTGCGTAACATGGCGCGCAGCGCGGCCGGCTTGAAAGCGATGAAGCATTGATCATTACCGCCAAAGCGCAGCAGCAAGCGGCAATCGACTTCGCGCTCGCTACGGCGAAAGCGTTGAATGAGAATCTGAATAGCCGTATGAATTCGCATCGCACGTTGGACCTGATCGCGCTTAGGCGATACTGGGAATCGAAAGGCTGGACGAAGTGATCATTCCGCGTAAAGACTGTGTGTTGCTCGAACCATTCCCCGACGATATGCGTGGCGCGCCGATCATGTCGAAGTCGAAGCTGATCGCTCCAGGGCAGTACGTTGAGCCATCACGTCTCGCGAAAGTCGTAGCAGTCGGTCGCGAAGTGCGCGACATTAAGCCAGGCTGGACTGTGCTCAGCTCGCGGTATCCGCACAGCGCGTGGCAGATAACCTGGGAAGGTCGGGACCTGGTAAGCGTGACGCAAGACGAGATCGATGCGCGAATCGAGGTGCAAAAGTGAAGTCACAAGGCGGCAAAGTTTCAGACGTAACGGCGTCAACGCACAAAGAACGCAAAGCGCCAAAGATGGTGAGCCATCTCGAAGTGCATCCGAACATGGAAGGTGGCCACAACGTCGTGGTGCACCACACGAATCCAGTGGATCATCCTCCAAAAGAAAAAGAATTCAGCGGACCGCATGATTCTGTTGTGCTCCCAAAGGGTCATATCCTCGAAAGCATCGCAAAGCACATGAACATTCACACCACGGGCGCTGGCGCGGGCGCTGGCGCGGGAAGCGAAGAGCCGATTGACGATAAAGAAGCTGGCGAGATGGCATGATTTTTCAGATCAAGACCTACACGAACGGCATGGTCTTATTCTCGATTGACACAGATACGCTGCTCGACGCGTTACAAACTGCAGTGGCACAAGGCGTGAACTTGAACGACGCAGAGCTAAGCAATCAGAACTTCGCGGGAGCGAACCTGGCGGGCGCGCTGTTACGCGACGCGGATCTCAGGAACACGAACTTCAACGGCGCGAACTTGATGAACAGCGACCTGCAGGGCGCGAATCTCGATTACGCGCAGATGATTGGAACGAACCTGCAGAACGCGAACTTGACCGGCGCGAAGACGCAAAGCATGGTCACGCAGCCCGCGATTGTGCAGGGCGGGATTAATCCACCGGTTGCCGGACCGCAGTTTCCAACGACGGCGTGGGATGAGGATTAACGATGGCTCCATGGAATGAGGTAATGTCCAAGTGGAAGTCGGGCAGTCTGCACTCGGGCAGCAAAAAGGGTCCGAAGGTGTCGAATCAGAAGCAAGCGGTAGCGATCATGCTTAGCGAGAAACGCGCTGCGAAGCGCGGCAAGAAGGAATACAAATCAAGCGATGTGCATGCCAGCGTTTACGGGAGGAAGAAATGACGCAGATAGCGGTAGTTGAGATACCGAACATCAACCAGGGGCCGCGAGGTATCGTTGCTCGAACTGTTGGCGGTGTATATTCGCAGGACGGGCAACAGGATATTATCGACGGCGATGCGTTCCAGGGGCCGATTACGCTTCTTTCTGGAACAACTGACGCGATAGCGCCGGCCGGAAACATCGTGCAGCCGAATAGCCAACAGCAGCATGTTGGCGGGAATTACATCATCAAGACAGGCAGTGCGGACGCCATCACGATTTCGGCGCCAACCGCCGGAGTGGATGATGGGCTGAACGTAAACATTTGGTCTGACACGGCGTTCGCGCATACCGTGACAGCGCCATCGGCCATCTTTGCAACAGGCCAGGCGCTTCACAGCATAGCGACATTCCCGGCGTTTCGCGGTGCTGGCATGACACTGCGCGCGTTTAATGGCACGTGGCAAGTTGTAGGTGTTTCGGTTGGTCAGCCAGTGTTCTCAGCATAAGGAGTTCGTAACGGCGTGGCGCGAACCGCATTCAATGACGACGGCAAGGACTTCCTTCAGGAAGCGAGGGATCGCTTCAAGTATTGCATCGAGGCGTGGCGAGATATTCGCGAGCAGCACGACCTCGACATGCGGTTCCTAGCCGGCGATTCGTGGGATTACACCGAGCAACGTCGGCGCAAAGACAAGAACTTGCCGATGGTGCATCTTGATGAGCTGACGCAGTTCATTAATCAGCTCATCAACGATGTGCGACAGAACAAGCACGCGGTGAATGTGCTGCCAAAGGGGTCCGGCGCGAACGATCAGACGGCTTCGTTACGTGCTGACTGGATTCGCGCCGTGGAGTATATTTCGCAAGCGCAGACTGCCTACACGACAGCGTTTGAGGGCGCTGCAGGCGGTTCTTATGGCTTCTGGAAGCTGGAGACATACTACGAGAATCCTAAATCGTTTAATTTGTCGGCGCGAATTGTTCCAATAACGAACGCGAACACGATTATTTTCGACCCGGATTGCAAACTGTACGATTGCAGCGACGCTGCGGATTGCTGGGAGATCGACTTCATCAGTGAAGAGGAATTCAAGCGGCGTTATCCTGACGCGGAGATCAAGACTTTCAGCGAAGAAGTGCAGAAAGTCGATCCGTATTGGATCAAGCCAAATCAGGCGCAGATCGCTTCGTGGTGGAAAGTAGAAATAGACAAGATCGAGTTGCATCTTGTTGACATTGACGATGCCACGCCGATTGTGATGCGCAGCGACGAGTTGCCGAAGAACTTCGACCGCAAACGTATCTTGAAGTCGCGCGATTATGATGATCGCCGCATCGTGCAATACGTGCTAAATGGCGTTGAAGTGCTCGAAACGAACGATCCCAAAAACGGCAAAGGCTGGCCGGGTCAGTGGATTCCGATTATCCCGGTATGGGGCAAGGAACTGTTCATCGACGATGGTAGCGGCTCGAAACGGCAGCTCTTCAGCCTGATTCGCCTGGCGCGCGATCCGCAGCGCTTGCTGAACTACTACGCTTCGCAGGAGTTGATGGAAGCGAAGATGACGCCGCGCACGCCGTACATCGGGCCAACGGGCATGTTCAGCAACAATCCTGAGGTTTGGGAGAAGATCAACGACGATCCGGCAGCGTACGCGGAATATACGCTAAGCGAGCAGAATCCGAGCGCGAAGCCGGAGCGCGTGCCGTTCGTTCCGAACTTCCAGATGTATGAAATGGCGAAGGAATCGGCCTCGCGCTCGATTATGAAGGCGATGGGCATATCACCGCTACCGACTGACGCGCAGCGCGCGAACAACAAGTCGGGAATTGCGCTCAAGAAGATTCAGGGCGAGCGGGCGCAGGGCAGCTTCCACTTCATCGACAATTTCGACCGCTCTCTTGTGTTCTGTGGTCGGCAGCTCGATGATTTGTTTGACAGGATACACGACACGCCGCGCGATATTCCGACGCGCAGCGAGGATGGCGAGCACAAGATGGTGCGTGTTGGTGACAAATCGAATGCCAAGAACAAAGAATTCGCCGGCGACCACGATGTCACGATTACCACCGGACCTAGCTTTGAAAGCCAGCGCGAGGAAGCGGCTGATTTCGCTGATACGCTTGCTAACGTCCAAGGGGTATTCCCTCTCATCGGAGATTTACTCGTCAAACTGCGTAACCTTGGTCCTATCGGTGACAAGATCGCGGAAAGGCTGACGCCGCCTCAGTTCGCGGGGCAAGACGACTCGATACCGCCTACGGCGAAGGCTGCGATGGCGCAAATGCAGCAGCAGGTGCAGCAGCTACAAGCCGTGATTCAGCAATTACAGCAGGAAAAAGCGGCGAAGATGGTTGAGAAAGACTCCGCGAAGTGGATTGCAGCGCTGCAGGAGAATACAAAGCTCGTCGTCGCGCAAGCGAGTCTGCAGCGCGATCAAGCTGAGTCGATCCTGCAGGGCGAGCTGCAGAAGATTCAAACGATTCTTGGCAATGCGCACGACGCTGCATCGCAAGCGATGGATCAGCAGCACCAACACGATATTATTGCGCACCAAGCGGATCAGGATCGCGCAACGGCAGCACATGCCGCGAGTTTGCAACCGCCACCGGGCAGTGAAAACGGGAACGGTGCAAGTAGTGGAACAGGAGCACAATGAAAATCAACAAGAAAGAATCAACAACGGAGAAGAAGCCTCTGCGTCCTTCTCGGAACTCCGAGGAAGATGTGAACGAGGAAAGTCACGGCAGGATGAGCAAGAAAGTGTTGGGCCACGTTGAAACGCTGACGAACGCTCTTCACAAGAAAGATCCGTACTGCGCTTCGCACAAGCTGTAAATGGAGGAAAGATGCTTCGAGATCGTTTCAGTAATCCGGTAAAAGCAGGTCAAATGTTGTTTTGGATTCCTACAGGACTTCGCGTCAAGGTCCTCGCGGTGGATAACGCATCTGATCCGAAATCGTTCACGATTTCCGTTCAGCTCGCGCTTCCGCCGGGACTGACGCATCCAATGGCAACCGATTTCATTTGCCCAGCCGAACCCGAAACGGAAGAGGCATCGAGCGGCGCGGAGTACGGAACATCTGAGCGTGTGCAGTAAATTCATCGGAGGTACGAGCGATGGCGACCGACGTTAAAGAAATAACCGTAGATTCGTCATCTACGGAGATTCTTGCGAATTTGACTCCGGCTGAGCATAAAGCTTGGCGCGAAACCGGAGATATACCTGAGCGCAAGCCTGCGGAGGCTAATAAAACCGAAGCGACGGAAACTGCGGAATCGTCAACCGCTGCGAAAACGGAAGTTGTCGAAGAAAAGACCGAATCGGCACCGGTTAAAACAGAGTCGTCGAAACCTGCCAAGGGTGCGGAAGCGCGGATTAAGGAATTGCTTGCAGACAATAAGCGGCTTGCCGCTGAATTGGATGCTGCGAGAAAGCCTGTCACTGCGCCGGCGAAAAAAACTGAGGAAATCGCCAAGCCTCACCGCAATGACGTAGACGAAAAAACCGGACAGCCGAAATACGCAACCGACGAAGAATTCCTCGAAGCGCGGGACGCTTACGTTTTCGAGCAAGCTAGCAAGAAAACGCGTTCCGATATAGCTAAAGAGGATGGCGAGCGCCGTGTTGCGGAGCAAAATCGCTTGCAGCAGCAGAAATGGCAGAACAATCTCAAAATCGCAGTCGAGCGCCACGAAGATTTCGCAAAAGTATGCCAGATCGACGATAAGGGAGCTTTTCAGAGTCCCGAATTGAAGCAGATTAAGTCGAATGGCGTGCTTGACGGGTGGCTACTCGATTCTGATTTTGGTGGATTAATGCTGTACTACTTCGCTTCCAATAAGGGTGAGGTGGCCCGCATTGATTCGATGAATGCCTTTGCTGCAGCGCGCGAGCTGACGCGCATCGAAGAAAAGCTTTCCGGTGTTGTTTCGACTACGGCCTCTAAGCAGGAAGAAAAGCTCGACGACTCGACGAAGCCACAAGTATCAAAAGCGCCAGCGCCAGCATCAAGCGTTGGAGGCAGGGCTACCGCTCCAGTCGATGAGGCTGAAGCGGCACTGAAGCGAGGCGACTTTCGTTCTTACCGTGAAACAGAGAACAAGAAAGAATACCTCGCAAAAAAGAAAGCGAGCTAGCGAGTGCCAAATACATTTGCATTTCCGCAGTGGGTATCGATGGATGCCCTGCGGTTCTTGCTGAACAAGCTCGAAGTCCTTTCCATCTTCAATACGGAGTGGCAGAAGGAATTCGAGCGCGACTTTCCGATTGGCTCCGTTACGCAAGTCAAGATTCCACAAAGCTTCTTGATTCGTGACGGCCTCGGATACAATCCACAGGCGATCAACCGTCTCACGACAACGATCAACTGCAACCAGATTCTTGGAGTTGACTTCGAGTGGGACAGCTTCGAGCAGGCTTTGAACATGGAGCGCTCGAAAGAGGAGATCCGCAAGCAGTATCTTGAGCCTGCAGTGGCGCAGATGGCACAGGAATGGGACTCTCGTGCGGCGCAGTTCGCCTACCAGAACATGAACAACGGTGTCGGAACACTTGGTACCGACCCAAACACGGTGCAAATCTTCGCCCAAGCGCGGCAGCGGCTCTTCGAGCTTGCGTGTCCTCCGGGCGGCGAAAAGGCACTGTGCATTCCGCCCCAGGTGAGCACTTCGATGGTGCCGGCCCTGCAGACGCTCCTCAATCCGCAGGATGACATCTCGAAGCAGTTCAAGGAAGGCTCGCTCGGGAAGCTTCACGGTTTTGACGTGTACGAGTGCATGTCTCTGTGGCGGCATGTTGCCGGCACATGGGGCGCGCATGCGAACACGGTCAATACTACGAACGTGAACAACGGCGGAAACCAGATCGGCTTGAACCTGACCGCCGCTGACACGATCAACGCTGGCGACATCTTCACGATTGCCAACGTCAATCAGGTCAACCCGCGCACGCGGCGCTACCTCTCGCCAATCCTGAAGCAGTTCGTTGTGCTGCAGCCCCTCGTAGCTACGGGCGGCGGCGCGGCGGCTGACTACGTGATTGTTTCGCCGGCAGTCTTCGGTCCTGGCTCGCAGTACCAGAACGTCGATGCGCTTCCGGTGAACGGCGCTGTCGTGAACGTGACCTTTACTTCGGGGCAATCTGGTGCGCAGGCGCTCGCGATTCATGGCGATGCGTTCGGCGTTGCCGGCGTGAAGCTCGAAGAGCCGAAGGCTACGGAAATGACCTCGCAGGCGCGTGATCCTGAGACGAAGATGGCGCTCAGGTTCATTCGCATGTTCGATCCGGTGCAGTCGAAGATGATTAACAGATGGGATAGCGTAGGCGGATTCGGGCAACTGTACTCCGACTCCTGCGCGGTAAGGATCTTCTGTGCTTAAGACAATGAAGAAAACACTGAAAGTCCTGTTGCTTCTCCTGGCTTCTCTCGCGCTGCCGGCCTTGTCTT